ATTTTATTTCCAGCATTTATAGCCTCCTTTAACTTGGCCTGCATTTCTTTACGTTCTGCATACCAACGTTTTAGTAGCCCTGGAATGATACCTTCTTTTTCGTAGGTAAAAATTGTACCGTTAGCCGAAAGCATCCAAGGCTGATTGCTTTCAAAAATTAATCTATAAACTTCTGCGGCACTAACAACATCACTAGTGCCATCTTCCCAGTCAATAGCAATGTCTGTTCCAATCTCTTGATTCATCACTGCTGTGTATTCTAAACTGCCAAACACACCTTCCCATGCCGCAGCAAATGATTTGCCTTTGGCCATTTGATTTTGTAGGAAATCTTCTGTCATTGTTTGACGTAACTGACCAACAATGGTTTCTGGACCCATGTTTAATGCACGAATAGCACTAGGATACAGACTGTTAATGTCTAATGAACCAACCCAGTCTTGAATGCCTTCTTTTGGATAAGCAACATAAGCACCTGCTGCACCTTCGTTACTTTCTCTTTCCGCCATCTTTGGCCGATTAGGAACAACAAACCCTCTGCGATGTGCTTCGTTAATAATAGCCTGTTCTGTCACAGCCACAGCACCCATTGTTGTTTGCAACAATACTGTGTTTTCATGTGCCAGTGTATTGGCTAAGTCCAGGAACTTTAGTTTTTTATCAAGTCTGTCCAAGAGCGCACAGTCTTGTCTGTTGTACTCCACAAATGTTTTGAAGTCATTATTGTATAGTTGGTCCAGCGTTCCTTCGTATTGCGTTTTTCTTTCACCAAGTTCGTATTCCGCGATGGCATCCAATCGATAGGAGTGTCTTTCTTCATATGTGTACTTTCTATAAAGTTCAAGATAGTCTACGTGAACACGACCAATCATGTCGTAAGTTGTTGCAGTACGACCAAATTTTTCATATTCACGTTTACGCGGCAACTGGTCAAACAAACAAAAACGTCTAGTATCTTCTTTGCTTAATACTTTGGTAACACGATTAACAGTATAAGGAATATCAAAACCTTCACTGTTCCAACCAGATAACACATCTGCTTCTGCAACGAGATCCAAGAACATGTCTAACATCTCTGCTTCATTATCAAACAAATATGTGTTAGGAAACTCTTTGACTGCTTCTTTAGCCTGCTCCATAGTCATAGTCTTTGGAGGAATAGCCAAACAAACCATAGTCTCTAGCCATTGTAGGTAGACTGCAATCGCAGTAATAGGCATAAATGCATCGTCTGGACTAGCATAGCCACGCTCTGGATCGAAGTCTACCTCAATATCAAAAAATGCAGCATTTAGTTTTGGTGCATCTTGATTGAGATAGTTTTCACTTAAACAAACAAAGATTGGATTAATATCTGCTTCATAAAGTGTCTTGCCACTGTTAATGGCCATTTCCTTACGAAGTTCTTTGGTATTTTTACAAACAATGCGAGTTACTGCTTCGCTGTAAATTGATAAATGTTTGCCCTTTGGGTCTTTAACATATAATGTGTGGCGTACAGGAATATCTCTAAATTCCCTTTCACCTTTCTTGTTACGTTCGACAACACGAATAATATCATTATCGCGGTCAAACCAAGCGTCTACATAAGACATAAATTTTTTCTCCCTTGCGATTTGTGGCTCGCAAACACCTAAATGGCAGATTATGGCCTGCCTTGCCCTTATATTATAACAAGTTTAGATACGTTTTGTAATATCCAAAATTGCTTCAATTTCTTCCCAGTCTTCGTTATACTGGCTCCAATCGCCTTTGTGAGCAATTTTAATTGCTTTATTAATAACACTAGGTTTTACTTGTAATTCTTCAGCAACTGCTTTAACAGTTTCTTTTAAGCCTTCTTGTAAATCTTCAATTTCACGTAATACTGTGGAACCTTCGCTAATTAAACGTTCCAATTTAGCCTTTTCTTCTGCACCGTATGAACGACCGCCCATATAAATCTCCTAATAATATGCCTATTGTACTATACTTATGTTTGTAAATCAAGAGTGAAATTAAAAAACGGCAAAATAAATTTGCCGTTTTGTTTATGCTGAAAAGTCTATGCCAAATGTCTTTTTAGCATCATAACCTTTACTGTCTAGATATTGTTTAACAGCCGCTCTTTTTTCAGGAGTGGCATTGTCATATGCTTTTCTAACTTCACCTCTTGCTAATGATGGATATTGAAATGCCATGTCAATATCTGATCTTTCTTTAGCAGTTAATTGTACGGTGTTTTTAGGCACCGTACTAGTATTATCAGATGTTGTTACTTTTTTTTTGAGTCTTGATAAGGAACAGCGTGTTGGGGCAGATTACCGTTATCAACTGAACGCTGAATTAGATCTCTAGTGTTAGCTTTCGTAGGATCTACGTAACCACCAGTTTCTGCACTACCAGAAGCGGGTTGAGCTGATACGCCGCCGCCTGCTTTAAAACCTTCTGGTGCCTTGCCTCCGACTGCTACAGCTGATTGGATAGTTTGAGCAGTTTCTGGATCAGTAGGCCATCCGCCAACTAAACGTTTTAGAAGATTATTAAGTTCGTCTAAATTACGTTTACGTTCCTCTTCTCTCTTTTTATCTTCTTCGCTTGGTCCTGGTGGTGTTGGACCTGGTTGTGGTCTTGGAGGATTTGGACCTGGACCCGGTGTTGGGTCGTTATTGTCATTCCTATCATTCTTGTTGTACATGTAAATGCCAAGAGCTGTTAGGGCAGCTAGTAATGCTAACCACTTGTTATTTTTCACTAGTCTTGCGAAACGTCCGCCTAAGTGCCCAAGTTTATAAGCCCAATTCTTAGCTACATCATCGGCAGCACCAGCCGCGGCTCTTGCTGCATCATCAACAGTACCTGCAGCTGCTCTTGCTGCATCATCAGTTGTACCTGCAGCTGCTCTTGCTGCATCATCAACAGTACCTGCAGCTGCTCTTGCTGCATCATCAGTTGTACCTGCAGCTGCTCTTGCTGCATCATCAGCATTAGCTCTTATACTACCGCGCACCATGTTGTCAACTTCTCCTGCGGCTCTTTGACTAGCAACAGCTGCTGGATTTGTAGAACTACCAGGTCTGACACCACCTGGACTTAATTGACCTTGAGCTTTACCGCTTTTGTATCCGATATCTTGTGCGGATCTAATAAGTTCTTTACCGTTCTTATCTTTACCTATCCAGAAACCATCTACACGTTGACGCCAGTTAATACCATTTTTCCTAAATACAGAACCAGTAAATTCATCTGCTGCTCTAGTTGATGCTCTGGTTGTAGATCCAACCGTTGCTCTAGCTACATCATCTGCACCTGATCGCCCAGCGCCTGTAAAGATACTTCTAAGGGTTGTATCAAGTGGCCCTTCATTTAATCCTGACAACTTTAATATTCTGCCTAGTTCTGAATTTTCAGCTAGAGTAGCTGGTGCTTGTGCAGAGCTTTCAGGGCCAACTACTATGTCGGCTAATGCTAACAACTGATCTGGTGTAATTGTGTTGCCTTTAACACCTACTTGTGCTAATGCTGATTGTACTTGTTGTGGATTAACTGCATCGGCACGGGCTACTGTATTGGCGCTGTTTGCTGTATTAGCACTGGCTACTGCTGTTTGCTGTCCAGGTGCATCTGCTGGAACTACTGCTTGATCTGCTGTTTGATTAACAGGAGAGTCGGCTGGTGCAGTTTGTGTTCCTCCTGCTAGTCTTGAATCCGTTGGGTTAGAATCTGTCGAGTTACTTGCAGCTGCTTGGTTTGACGTACCAGATTGAGTTGCACTTGATGTAGCAGTACCAAACCCGTATTTTTTAGCAATCTCAGGATACTTTTTCAAAGCCTGATTAGTCTTGCTGTTTGGTCCGCCAAGAATGCCGTCTACACCGTCTTTATTTGCACCGTAAGTGCCTAAGTCTGCTCCCGCTGCTTTTAGTTCTCTTTGCATCTGTGCAACAGCCAAGTTTGGCTGCGGTCTAACTGGTCTTGGTCCAGGTCTTGGTCCAGGTCTTGGTCCTGAAGTTGGTTCACCAATGGTCAATGCAGCAGTTACTGGTGCAACAACACTTGTTGTGGTTCCTGCTAATGTCTGAGCAACCTTTCCACCACCTAGTTTAGTAGCACCTTTAACACCTAGGTTATATAATCCTGATCCAGTAACCAATGCTCCGGCAACATCGCCAGGAGTCATGTTACCAAACATGTTGTCTTTGTCCATCTCATAACCAGTTACTGCTCTAACTGCATTACGTAGGTTACCTGCGTTGTCATTTCTGTTGTACGCATCAGTAGCTGCTCTATGTTTTAATAGTTCTGCATCATATGTAGTATTTGGATCGAATGCACTGCTAGCCAACGATGCAGCTTTATCAGTAAATCCAAAAGTAGCCATATTGGCAAAGTCTTTAAGGTTTTGACCAATGTGATCGCCTGCGTCTAATCTAGCATAGCCTTTCTTAAGCAAATTAATATTATGTTGTGTTTGTTCTGGACTTAGGTAACCTTTCCAGTCAGGTTTATAAAGTTGAGCTTTAGCTTTTTGGCCTGCTGGTGTTAGTGTTAATTCAGATAGTACTTGACGATCCGCATAGTCTACAGATTCATTAGCAGGTGTTGTTGAACTGCCTGTTCTTTGACCATTTGCCGCTGCAGCAGGTTTAGGTGCACCTAATTTTTTAATTGCTTCGATTAATGCGTTAATTTTAGCAATTAGTTCATTACGCATTCTGATATAATTCTCGTAGTTTCCTTTATACTCTTGAGCATCGCCATCAGCTTGTTTAAGTAATGGTTCAATATCAGTTCTTGTCTTCTTAATTAGCTGATGCTCTTCTGGAGTAATTGCTTCTAATAGGTTTGTATTGATTCCAAATTCTCTTAATAAAGATTCCGCAAGACCTTCGCTAACAGGTGCTTCGACAGCTTTCTTAATCAGCTCGTCTGCTTTATCAATTTGCAAATATAATTTTTCAGCAGTTTGACTAGTTGGTTTGGCAACCTTTTCGTCTTGACCCATTAGCCCTAACACCGCAGTAGTTTTAGCTGCATCTGGAATTAGTCCTTTTGATGCTAGTCTTTTAACTTCTGATTCGTAGCCACCGAAAAACGCAAACTTGCCGTCGTCGTTAACAAACTTACCTGTAATAGGATCGAACAAACCTGAATAACCATACTGTCTTGCAAACTCACCAATCTTAGCAGCACGTTCGTCTGCATTGGTAATGCCCCTAACAGCGGCAGTATAGTCAGCTAATCGTAAACCTACTTTTTCTAACAGGTCTTCTGCTTCGTCTAGTAATTTTTGTTGTTCAATGTCATCTAGTTTATCAAGTAGGTCTCTGATATTCATTTTATTTTCCTGATTCAAATTTTAAGTTTGGATTTGTTGGATGCTGTCCTGGTAAACCAATGTAGTCTAAGCCACGACCAAACATGTTTGATTTTTCTAAATATTCTGGACTTAGCCCGTCCTTGCCAATAATACGTGCAATGGTTGTTGGATCTGTTGATCTTTCCCATTCAGCAGGAGGCAGAATTTTCTTATTCTGTGGAACCATTCCTTGTTGCACGGCTTTGATGCGGTACTCTAATTGTTTCTTTTCCCAAGGCTGTGTAGCCTGTTGCATCATAGCAGTTAATTGGCTAATATAACTTTGTGCTAAGTTATTAGCATCTTCAAATGTTTTATTTCGTTCTAAAACTTTCTTAGAAATTTGCTGTGCATACTGTGATAGTAATGCTTTACGTTCAGCAGTTTTTTCAAATGCAGATTCTTCTGCTTCTTTAAAATACTTTCTTAACAAAGAATTTGACGTATCCTTTTGATAGTGTTGCATAGCCATTTGCACAGGCAAAGACACTTTATGAGGATTAGCACCTTCGTTTAAGACTTTGTTATTATCTATTTCTTCTTTTATAATTTTAACATCGTTCTTGTCTACAATAGACAAGAACTTTGTTATGTCGTTTTTAAGACTCATATTATAGTCCTGCTAATGCTTTGATGCGGTTAAACTCAACAGATTCTGCTGCTGGTTGAGCACTTTTTTCTGGATCTGCACTTGGTGTGTTTGTTTGCTGTGGTTTAGCTGTATCGTCTGTTGCACCTTGAGCAGGAGCTGCACCTGGTGCAGGAGTCGCACCCGTTGCTGCTTGACCCATTGTTGCGCCTGGAGTACCTTGAGCACCTTTTAATCCCATCATTTTGGAATCAACAAACTTGGCAATTGAACCGGGTGCAGTTTGTTCAGCCGAAATAGCCTGTTGTAGTCCTTTTGGATCCATTTGTTGAATCTGTTGTAACATAGCTGTTAAGTCAACTTCACCTGCTTCGTCTAATTCGATTTCTAGGCTAGGTGCTAGTGAATCTAGATTTTCTTTTAGTGCTTTTGCCTTAAGTTTCCATAAAGCAGCTTCATCTACTTTTTTATCTTTCTTCTTTTTA